CAGTCTCTTCCTAACAAACGATGCTTCATTCAATGGTAGCTTGGCAGCAGGAGGCGGGATCACAGGTGACGTAACTGGTACAGTAAGCACGTTGAGCAACTTCGCTACACAGGATGTCTCATTTGCCAGTCTCTACCTATCAAACGACGCCTCCTTTGATGGAACACTGACTGTTGGTGGTGATGCCTCATTCAATGGATTGGTTAAAGTGCATAACCACGACCTTGAAGTGGTTGGAGGGAGTTTGTTTGTAATCGGAACTGGTAGCCATGAGTTCAGAGTTGGACACTTAGCGACGACGAAGTTCCTCGTGGACGCGGCTACCGGAAACACGGACGTAGGCGGATCTTTGACGGTTGCAGAGGATGTATCATTTAACACTAATTTCTATGTAGTTGGTGATAGCTCTTTCAACGGACATATGTACGCACACGACGCATCATTCAGTGGAAATGTTTACTTTCCACACATGCCCAGCGGTACCACATTTCATACAGTCAAATGGGACTCAGTGGATGGCAAACTACATAGGGACACAAGTAGTTTGCGGTACAAGACTAACATCGTGGATATGCCGCGCGAATTTGGAGAGATGATGTACAGTCTGCGACCACGCATCTATAAGCGTCCTGATGGTGACCGTGAAGAGATTGGTCTTATTGCAGAAGAAGTCGATGAAGTTGGACTAAAACACGTTGTAATCTACGACGCAGAGGGACGCCCAGATGCACTGGCATACGATCGACTTGTAGCACCCCTCATCCAGGTCGTGAAAGACCAAAAAGAGAGAATTGATGCATTAGAAGCCAGAGTAGCTGCGCTGGAGCAACCAAGATAAACGTTCTTTGGTTTGGTAATCACACTCACTACCATACCAAAAGGCATAAACGTAGAACCAGCATACGCACAGATGTCGTACCCACGCGTCCTATTCCTCAGAGAGGACAGACACAGAATCGTAGACGAATACTTCGAAGAAGAATGTGCTTGTGAGGTATGCTTGACGAGTGACGTGTCAGAGGTCTGGAAGGCATACTCAAGCTACTACCACGTTATAGTGTTATATGGCGACACTCGATGGGATGATGAACTGCGTGACATATGGAGCGATCGCCTCGAGCGGAAGACACTACGTATAATTCGCGTAGGTACTCTCGACAAATTCGTGCACGCAGTCAATACGAAATACATGGTATGCGTGAGCAGGAGTAGAGAGAATCTGCGGCCACAGTTTTCGATCTTCACGACGTGCTACAACTCATTCTGGAAGATGGAACGCGCGTATAGGTCGTTGGCAGCACAGTGTGTAAGGGATTGGGAATGGGTGGTAGTGGACGACTCGCCTGATCCTGGCCACTTCGACTATCTAAGAGTATCGCTTGTTGATCCGCGCATACGTCTATATAAGCGCTCAAGCAACAGCGGTTCGATAGGTGAAGTGAAGAACGAGGCAGCCTCTCTGTGTAGAGGGAAGTACGTAGTCGAGCTCGATCACGACGATGAGCTGACGCCAAACTGCTTACAAGATGCATTATGCGAGTTCGAGAGTGACGAAGAGGTTGGATTCGTCTATATGGATTTCATCAATATGGCGAACAATGGAGATCAGCGGATGTACGGGGACCATAGAGCATGCATGTTCAACGTGTGTAACGGGTATGGCGGGTATCTCTCTGTCATACACAATGGTGTGTGGCACTTCCAGTTTCTTACTCCAAATATCAATAACATGACTGCGTCTGCGCTACCGTGTTGCCCAAATCATCCTCGCATCTGGCGTGCGTCAGTGCTACACGAAGTAGGTGGATACAGTGAACAGTTGCCCGTGGGGGATGATTATGAAGTACTCCTACGCACATTCGCAGCCACGAAGTGTTCGAAGATATGCAAGGTAGGGTATATCCAATACATAGGAGATGGTGGGAAAGAGAATTTCTCTCTACTGAGGAATGCCGAGATCAATAGGCTATGCCCATATTGGATAAAACCAGCGATGTACGAATCTTTGGGGATTGATGGTGTAATGAGTGCTCGTGGTGGGAGCGAAGGATCTCAATATGCCGAGGTGCGCGCAAACATCTGGGCGCGACCTCTACCATATGAGCATAAATACGTGAACAAGCGGGTTGGGTGGTCACATTACGTTCTAGTGATGAATACAGTTGTGTTATTCGATCGAGATGTACTGAACGAATGTGGAAAGGAAGGCACTTACACTTGCCTCATAACAGCGCGAGATAAACTAGAAGAACTGCAGATAGCAGCTATGAGAAGTGGTATAACGAACATCGGAGTGATGGCGCTTAGTGGGTGTAATGCAGATGAGATAGAGAGATACGTGCGCCTACTCGTGATGGCGGACGACTCGAAGCTAACCGTTTTTGGTGATAGATGAGGCACAATATGAGGCACAATATGAGGCACAATATGATCAGTATCGGATCAAATTGTGATTTAAGATAGAAGTTGGAGGACTTAAGCAACTTAGTTGCTGTAGGCAAGACCACCCATACCAGACATCACGCGCAACACGTTGTAGTTAGGAGCGTAGACGCGGACCTTAGCAGTCTTGGTACCCTCAACGGTAGCGTTGGAGAGGACAAGCTGAAGGGTAGCGTTGTCGATACGGGAGAAGTTGCAGGAGCCAGAAGGCTGGTGCTCCTCAGGGCGAAGAGCGAAGGAGTACACGTTGATACCAGTGTCAGGGTTGCGGGTGTGGTGCTGGTAAGGCTGCACCAAGTCGAAGTAGGTACCCTCGCGCTCGGAGAAGCGGTCCTGGCCGTTAAGCTGGAGCTTAGCGGTAACAACAGGGTTCTCACCCCAGCAGTGCATGTCAAGAGCGGTCTCAGCCATAACGAAGGAACCGGCATCAGACACACCAGACATAGGGCCAGTGATAGAATCGTTGAATCCACCAGTGGCACCTGCTCCACCGCCAGCAACGCTGTAGCCGTCAGCATTTGCACCAGTGCCCTGACCCCAGTAGTTGAGGTTAGCGGTCACATCAGCTGCACCAGCGTCCTGGAAGAGGCCAGAGGCGTTGATGTAGTCACCAGCGGTCACGCCAATAGACTGAGGGCCAGCGAAGGCGTGGAGAGCGTTAGGGAGAGCATCGACAGCATCGGTGTAGTTGAAAGGCTGAGCACCGAGGGTCTTGTAAAGGAGGGTGCCTCCCTCAAGAGAGGAGCAGTAGTCCACGTTCTGGTCAGGCTGCACAACCCAGATAAGCTCCTTCACAGGGTGGTTGAAGTTGAGCTTGATCTTGTTGGAAGAGGAACCCACAGACTCGTCACCAGTGAACTGAAGCTGCTCAATGAGGTACTCGTGAGGGTTCTGTGCCATTCTGCGTCGCTCATCAGTGTCAAGGAACACGTAGTCGACGTAGAGGGAAGCAGCAACAAGGGATTGGTTGTAAGCGGAGGTCACCTTAGCGTTACCGCTGGAAGAAGAGAGGGTGTTGACAGCCCACAAGCACTCGTCAATAGGGCGAATGTCGAGGTTGATGCGCACCTCGTGGTACTGAAGAGCAATCAAAGGCAAAGCAAGGCCAGGGTTGCGGCAGTACCAGAACTGGAAAGGCACGTAAAGGGTGGTCTCAGGAAGAGCATTGCGAGGAGCGCACACCTGGCGGGGAGCGGAGGAATCGCAAGGCCCATCGACGTTAGCGAAGGAAGGATCGCAGATGTAGGTAAGCTGGGTGGTGTTACCAACCATCTTGTAGTATCCACGCTCCTGTTCCTTGGAAAGGGTAAGCTGGTTCCAGATGTGCATCCAGTCACCGTACTGGCGATCGATGCGCTGGCCACCAATCTCAACCTCAACCTGAGCGATCATCTGCTCACCAGGGAAATCCAACCACCGAGCGAAAACGCCGTTGCCGTGTGTGTTGCCACCAAGCTGCTGGTTGATTTCAGGAAGAGTCACCTGCAAGTAGGTGCGGTAGGCAAGGTCACCGTTACGAGCAAGGGTGCAGGTAACACGGCGACCGAAATCAGCCTGGCCGTTGAAAGTCTGTTCAATAGACTCCATTGCGAAGTTGGTATGGCGACGGTAAGTCACCTTCCAGAAAGTGATCTGAGGATTGCCCGTAAGATAGACATCCTGGGCGCCGTAAGCGACAAGTTGCATAAGTCCACCTCCCATGGTTATACTATTGCTAAAGAAAAAAATCTGGCGAACCCACGCCGAATTTGTCCTAATTCGACTCTCTGAGGGCCAGATTTCTTGCGATGAACTCCGCTAGATAGCCTTCTCTGAACACTTCTTTCTTGCCTTCATGCTTCTTGGTGAACACGTACGTATCGGTTTTTTTGACGACCTGCCAGCCATCCTCGACAGCATTGCAGATGAATACCATCTTTTGCATCTCCTTGGGGCTTACAGCATGCTGACTAATTACGGGAATAGCTATCGGTCCTAGTTCGCCACTCATCTTAATCTCATCCCAGAAAACATCGGGCGTTGTAGAACGATAAGCATTTCGATGTTGCGAAGCATTTAAACCTCCGGCCATATGCGTACTATAATGCCAACATTCAAACCAAAAAGCAGCAAAACTATTCAAGTCTGCGCCAGAAGCACAACAACTTTGGACGGCAAACACAGAGAGATCATTGAGCGTATTGATAGCGATGAAAGTGATCTACTTCCGAGACTGCGTGACAGCCGTAAGTCTTTAGTTGCACGACGTAAGAAAGCTTCTGATGTCGACGAGAGGATGTCGATAGATGAGGAAATCGCTGCACTCAATTCACAGATCAGAGAGATCAAGAATGCGAAGACTAACTACTATCTAGACAATTCGAAATACGTATTTGATTACTTCGAGGCCAAAAAGGAGATCGCGAGTGGTAAGAACAAGACTAGGGTTCTGAACCAGTTTTTTAACCTAGAGTCAACAGATCAGTCTGCGAGAGAAGAAGGGAATTCAGTGAAAGAGTATCTTGCGAATGTGGATGAGACTTTCCTCGATATGGGGAATTATGTTATGCAGACAGATGTCTGTAGAGAGTGCAACAAGGGCGAGCTAATTCCAATCGACCACGAGGGAATGCTCGTATGTAACGTGTGTCACGCTAGTATAAGTTTTCTTATTGAGCACGAGAAACCGTCATACAAAGAACCTCCTAAAGAGGTCTGCTTTTATGCATACAAACGGATCAATCACTTCAGAGAGATTCTTGCACAGTTCCAGGCAAAAGAGACCACGCAAATACCTGATGAGGTTCTAGAGAACATTAAGCAACAGATAAAGAAGGAAAGAATCACTTGTGCTGAGATCACTAATAAGCGTGCGAAAGAGATTCTTAAGAAGCTTGGATACAACAAGTACTACGAGCACATTCCGTTCATAAAGGACAAGCTTGGGATCAAACCACCTGTGATGAGCCCAGAGCTAGAGGAACGACTGTGTAGTCTATTCATGGACATTCAGGCACCATACGCGAAGTATTGCCCTGACGATCGGGTCAACTTCCTGAACTACTATTACACTGTCTACAAGTTATGCGAGTTGTTGGAGCAACACGAGTTCCTTCCTTTCTTCCCGATGCTGAAGGACAGAGAAAAGCGGATAGAGCAAGATGAGATCTGGCGCAGGATCTGCGAAGAGCTTGATTGGGAGTTCATCCCTACCGTTTGAGATATTTGTTTTTTAGTCGCTTCGATGCCTCCTTCAGTTCGATGCATCTTGTAACCACTGCTATCACTGCTTTTCCCCATTCGACGTGCAGTGATGGATGACAATTAGTTGCAATATAGGTCCTGTCTGTCGTAAGTGTCTTGATCATCACAACGCTGTCACCGTCTCTCTCGGCGCGTAGCAGCTCTATTGCCTTCATTAGGTCATCTGCCTCTATGATATCAACTATTCCATATTCGCGTGTGATATCGATGAATGAATGGTTAATACTCGAGACGCTTCGCAGATTCCATGACATCTGTGTATAGTGATTGAAGTGATATGTTCCTCTATGTTTAGAACACATCGCTAATAATCGGGGATTTAGAAGATCTTACCTTGCTGACCTGGGAAGCCAACAAGATTTGCGCCAATACCGAATCCAGCACCACTGCGAGCGTTCACAGCCATGCTTGGAACGTAGGTATCGAGGATGCTGAAAGTAGCAGCAGCAGTCAATGCGATAAGAGCGACTTCGTCAAGCTTCAATGAGCGCTGAGGAATCGCGAAGGCAGCGATGGCAACCATCAAGCCCTCAACGAGGTACTTGATTGCGCGCTTAACAAGTTCACCAAGATCAATGCCCATGAGGTCCATTATATAGAGTACGGGCAGAAAAAAAAGTTAGGTGCGGTTGGAGCTTAAAAACGTAATACTGGCTATAGTATACACTATGAGCTCCGACGCAGTTCCTCCGAAGGCAGTGGTCCTTAAGCAACAGGCCGATGGGAGCCCTAATCCCAAGTATGTTGACGTTCTAGATGAGGACAAGGCAGTGGCTGGACAGAAATTTTGTTGTCTCTCATTCATCTCGCCCGACTCGATTGTCAAGGACAGAAAGGAATTCATGCTTGAAGAGTTCCTTAAACAGTGGGAGTTAAACAAGGCATTGGAGAAGTTCACCCAATTCCTAAGCTTCGTTGCCTACAAGCACAAAGTCTCTTTCGATGCGCTCCAGTCAGACCTTGTCGAGTTCTGCAAGGAGGAGAAAGATAACTTGTTCCCAACTTCGCTGTCCGGCGAGTTCAAGACGTTCCTTGATAACAACGAGGATCGCCTTGCTGCCGAGTTCGACGAGGCCAACCAGTTCCAAACGAGCGTGCGCGGAGTTAAGGTGCGTGGTTCATACCCGTCCCTTCAAGAGGCACAACTGCGTGCTAAGGTACTCCGCGAGGCAGATCCGACACACGATGTATACGTTGGTCAGGTAGGACTCTGGATGCCATTCCATCCTGAGGCATACAAGACTGGAAGAGTTGAGTACATGGAGAGCGAGCTCAATCAGCTAATGCATGAGAAGACAAAAAATGAGGCCCGTGCTAAGCAGGAGTTCGAAGAACGTGTGAAGGCTGCCAAAAAGCAGGCTATCGAGGATAACAAGAAGAAGGCACTGGAAACTGGCAATGTGCTTACCCAGACTGTGGATGCCGAGGGTAACCTTGTTAGTGTGAAGGACATTACAACGTTCGACGGAGCTCTTGGTGAAGATGTCTCGGTGGCAGACATCCGCAAGGAGCTGTTCGAGGATGAGAACGTCGTGACCACGCTTGGTGATCACGGCCTCAGCGAGCTTACGATCAACGCTACACAGAATGAGGTGGATGTCAGCGAGATCAAGGCTGATGGCGTTGATGATGAGTAAGTTATGAAGACCACATTCAATATCGTGTGCATTTAATCACGAAATTGAATCACTGTGCACCTACAAAGCAGCACATATCTCATATAGACGATGTCTTGTAAAGTCGAAAACTGCTGTATATGCCTGGAGAGCCTCAGCCAGAATGTGAGGGTGCTGCGCTGCGGGCATAAGCTGCACTCCGCGTGCGCGAATGGCCTGCAAGGGCTTAACCCTTTGTGCCCCCTGTGCCGCGAACCACTATACGTTGACAGTATCGGTTCTCACACGTACTACCACAGATACCCTGGAGGACAGCCTGACGACATCGCTGCGACGATCATCACGATGCTGGCGCTCCTAATCCTCTGCGCAGTGCTAGGGCTATGGATCGAGGTATCGACCTCGTGTCTCTGCCACAAACAGTGGCCGCAAGGTGCGTTGTCGATTGCAGAAACGAACTGGTTCGGTGCGACGACCACCTTCACGCGCCCGGCAACGTGTGCCTACATCTGTTAAAACGACATAGAAACGTCGATGATATAATCTTACTAACAAGTAAGGATGATCACGAGGTGTTGCGCTGATGACTGTAAGCGGAAGCTGAACCCCGCTCAGCAAATTATTGGAAAGTGCTACTGCAGTCTTTCTTTTTGTCCTGTACATAGGCTTAACCATGACTGCAAGCACGACTACTCCGCTGATTTCGACAAGGAAGCCTTCATCGCTGCGAACAAATGTGTAGCTGACAAACTTGAGAAGGTCGTATAACGATTATCGCAGCATATCATAGAAATGAACTGCTGCAGACACAGTACCAAAGCCAAGTCTTGTCGAAGGAGTGACGGTAAGACGTTCTCTCTTCCGCGTCGTTTCACACGCAAGCGTTGCAAGCAGGGCGTACGTGGCTTCAGTATGCGAAGTTCATGCGCGCCATATGAGGGCTGTGGAGGGAGATTGCCCACCAAAGCAGTTGCTGTATTGTCTGGTTCGATAAAGGGGGTAGTTCACTTTTCAGAGCGCGGAGGTAAATGCGTTGTGAAATACGACATAGAAGGTCTTAGTGATGGCTTACACGGATTCCATGTTCATGAGTGTGGAGACATGACTAAGGGATGTACATCCGGATGTGCGCACTTCAATCCTGATGGCGTCTCTCATGGTGGTCGTAACTCGATAGTACGGCACGCCGGAGACCTAGGTAATATCAGATCACGCGATGGGTATGCTCGTGGCAGATTTACGGTAAGCGGTCTCAGTACAGATCCAAAGAACGACAGAAGTATTATCGGTCGAATGATCATCGTACACGCCGATAAAGACGATCTTGGAGTTGGAGGTGACGATGAGTCAACAAAAACCGGTAATGCAGGACAGCGCTTGGCGTGTGGAGTGATTGGTATTGCTGCATCTTACTAACAATATTCACTATTTACAAAAGTCTTGCCATATTGTATAGATGAGTAAGATACGTACTATGGGCGCTGGAGCCGCAAACATGTCATATGGCGCAAACTCAATGCTTGTTCAGATAGGAGACAAACTGCAAGGTCTTCCTCCTACTACAAATAAGCGTGCAGAGCTCATACCTCATATCCGTAGACGTGCTGATGGTGACAAGCGCAACTGGATCTTCTGTATAAACCAGCTGGCTGGAGGTGTAGGAAGACATGCAGGAGAGTTCGCTCCAGGAGCGGATGGTGTCAAGGACTGTACAGAACGTCCTCATGAGCATGGATATGAGTTATCACTTGCAACGCCACTATTCAACTGTGATGCTTGGTATATGTTCGCCGAACTAAACACCTGGGTTACTACTCAATTATCTTCGATGTTCGCAACTATGAATCAAACCACAGTCGACCCTAATAATCCCAACTTCTATAACTATCTTGGATTAACCTTATTGCCAGCGAGCGTTTTTAATGGAAGCATCGATGCTGGTGCATCTTTTACCAGCGGCAAGACATATAATCAGACATTCTCTAACTATGCTCTTGCAATAGATGCTCTTTTAGACAATTCACTCTGGCTTGACGTAACACTCGGCCAAGTACCTAATTTTGATCTAACACCTTTTGGCACTACTGCACCATCATCAACAACTCTCGATGTTCTATCAGGTCCTGGGACAGGAGGTAACGCATTAGCTCTACGAACAGCAATTACGAACAACCTTAATGATCCAGCGAATGCAAATGTTTTAAGTACGCTTACCGACCTATTTGGGAAAACATTCCATATTCCAGGATACTCAGGTAATTTGAGATATGCAGTGTACATTTTCCCAGAGAACTTCGTCCAAGGTGCAGTGATGTCGAACATGGTAACCTGGATTCAGGCAGCACAGGCAGTAAACGATAGAGGAGCATCCCAATGGGGTAATTACTATACTAGCAATGGAGGCAGCGCGAATGGATTAACGTTTGCTGTAGCGACAAAATATGGAGGTGGTGTTGGCCTGATGCCGAATATAAGAATGTGTAAACTGCAGAACGTTTGCGATACCGACCAAGTATCAGTAATTGGTGCAAGCGCGTCTGCTCCTGGAACTATCTCGTCAAATGTAGGCCCAGCGTATCCATTATCTGGCGATATAACAACCACATACATAGTGCAAGAGTAACCTAATAATCTAGACATAGTACATATGAGTAAGATACGTACTATGGGAGCAGGAGCCGCGAACATGTCATATGGTGCGAACTCTATGCTTGTACAGATAGGAGATAAACTACAAGGTCTCCCACCTACAACTAACAAGCAGAGCGCACTAATACCACATATCCGTAGACGCGCAGACGGTGATAAGCGAGATTGGATCTTCTGTATAAACCAGCTTGCAGGTGGCGTAGGGAGACACGTAGGTCAGTTTGCACCGGGTGCAGACGGTGTTAAGGACTGTGTAGCCGGACCATATGGCACACCAGCATCTCTCTTCAACTGTGATGTATGGTACCGCCTTGCTGAGCTGAACGCTTGGATAACGAGTGACTTATCATCGATGATGGCAACCATGTCTCAAACTCCTGTCAGAGATGATCAGTCTCAATTCTACAACTATGTAGGGATGGCATTACTTCCGGTAGAGTTCTTCCAAGGTAGCTGGGATGTCCTCGTCGCAGGCGGGGGACCTAAACTGACCCCACTCTACTACGCAATCAGCGTGGATGTGTTGAAAGACGCGCAGAACGACTGGCCGGCGGCGTCTTATGCTCAGGCTGTAGACTGGGACCTAACAGCATTCGATGGCATTCCACCTACAACCCCAGCGTCGAACTATCCAGGATTCTCGACTAATACGGGGTTATCAAATGCTCAGCCTCTAATAGACGCGATAGTGGTAAATCTTAATGCAAATCCATCTGTTAAGCAGACAATAGATGACCTCCACGGCAAGACATTCAAAGTAGATGGTTCACCGAAAGAATACATGTATGTGTTCTATATCTTTCCTGAGGCATTCATAAGTACGTATGTGTACAATAATGTGCAAACTTGGATACCAACAGCAGTAGCTGCGAACGAGCGCGGTCAAACATCTGGGATATTGGGTACGTACAACGGGCCTAAGAACGGTCTCACGTACATGTGCGCACACAAGAACTCTAACATAGGTCTTGCGAACGAAATGGTGCGCTTCACGAATGTCTGTGACATAGAGCAGTTCTCAACCATAGGGACAAGTTTAGACCAAATAGGCGAACCTGTATCAATCACTACCGCCACATATCCCTCCGACGCATCGATAACAGACACCTACATAGTTGAAGAGGCCTAATACTACAGTATGTATGTATGTTATAGTACCTACTAACATACAAACGACTTACCATTTGCTAGTACTCTTACGGACGCTGATCTTCGGACCAGTTCGACGCCTCTGTGTACTCGGGTCATATGCTTCTGTTTCCTCATCATCAGAGTTGATATCCTTGGAGAGATCCCAGAACTCCTTCGATCCCAGCCGGAAAGGTCCGTGATGCTCAGCCTTGTACCAGAATATCTGGTCGCTCAGTTTGTTGCTCTTCGCATTATTGTTGATAACAAGGCACTCATAGTTTTCTGTACACTGATCCATTATTTGCGCGAACGACTCAAACGTTGGAAACATACCGGCATAGTTCTCCCAGATGATCTTCCTGTTCTTGATATATGGCTCTCTTAAGATGAAGACGTAGTCGATATTGGTGCGCAGGTTGGGAGGGATACCGAGAGGATACTGCATAGTGATAATGAGCATGATCTTCCAGTGTCGACCGTTCATGAACAGCAACCTCATCATCTTGTCACGAGTCCACGTGGCATCATATAGACAATCATCGAGGATTACGAACGCCCTAGGATCGATTGTGGTCTTCTTGTACGTATCCAACTCTCGCTTGACTTGCTTGAGGACGGTCTTCTGACGCTTGAGGATGTTTTCAATAATCACTGTATTGTACTCGTCGTGAATGAACAGTTTTGGGACGTGTGAACTATAGAAACCGTTTCCAGCTTCTGTTCCTGATATAACAGTGCCGATCGGGATATCTTGGTGATAGAACAGTAAATCTCTCACGAGATAACTCTTACCTGTGTCACGCCTACCAATTAGTACCACGACAGGTCCTTTGTTCTCATCAGGCTTGAAACTGATGTTACGCATACTGAAACGACTGAGTTCTAGCTCCGTTGACATGTGTATAATTCCAGACGAAAAAAATTACCAATCACATACGCGTGGCTTGTAAGTTCACGCGGCCACAAAAAATTGTATTCCGAAATTAATGGAGTTCACATACAAGAAGTTGGATAACGCATCTCTCTATGAAGTGGCCGCATCTCCCGAGTTTCTCAACCTGCAACGCCCTCAGAACTATGTTCCTATCTATACTAGGTTCTTCTCACTGAACGATAGAAACTGTGATAGAGTGACACTCAACAATCACTATAGCATGAATTCCATCACCAAGATGCACAATACCAATAGCTGCAGCGCAACAGTCGTTGATCCGTCTGGCGCATCTCGCGAAGCGGAGGTCTTTTTCAAGTACAGCCCACTACTTGATCCAACAAAATACCTAATGGGCAGGTACGATGTGTCAGACAACAACCTCTTAGGCCTTCCATCTTTCGGAGAGAAGTCGTGCCACGCCAAGAGCCAAGATCCAAACAATTCAGCATATGTGGATAGCTTCTTCACATACTTGAGTAGCCAATTGCTGCACACGCATCAGTTCCCGCACTCTCTCGACTTCTACGGGTCTTTCCTGGCTACGAAGAGGGATTTCCAGTGCAACATTGCCGATGATGTTGAGTATCTCAACGGCTCTCCGTTCTTCCACGAGAACCGTGGCATCCTATTCGACGTGGATAACACATATGCGAATGACATGTTCAACTTCGACACGCGGCGCAACAAAAACAAACTCGCCATCGCAAACGACGAAGATGCAGTTGATATCCTACAACTAAGCGATATAGCAGATCTAGACCAACTTGGCACGATGTTCACAAACGGGTCTGCAGTCGATGCATCTCCGGCACTAGACGCTGGACTGGTATTCTCTTTCGACATAACGAACGAGGCTACACGTAAATCAGATAGCAGCTCTGATTGCTCTTCCAGGTCGTCAGTGACTGATGGCGACGGCGATGAAGAGGCTGAAAGCGATGATGGTGGAAGTGGAGATGACGGCCGCTCCCACGGGTCGAAGAGTGACAGCTACTCCACTGCAAGCGAGGACGTTCTTCTCGCAACGATCAGAGAGTTTCCGGTCCAAGTAATCGCGATGGAGAAATGCAGCTACACACTTGATTCATTGATTGTCGAGCAGGATGGAGACATAACGGATAAGGAATGGGGCTCGATGATGGCGCAGATCGTTTTCACACTACTGGCGTATGGCAAAACATTCGGCTTCACACACAACGATCTCCACACCAACAATATCATGTACGTCCATACGGACAAGACTTTCCTGAACTACAAGTTCAACAACAAGCACTACAAGGTCCCCACGTTTGGAAAGCTCTACAAAATCATAGACTTCGGTCGCGCTATCTACAAGTTCAGAGGGAACGTGGTATGCAGTGACAGCTACCATCCGAAGGGAGACGCCGCTGCACAGTACAACTTTGAGCCATACTTCAACCCAGACAAGCCACGGTTAGAACCGAATTTCAGTTTCGACTTATGTAGGCTTGCTTGTTCTCTCTACGATTTCATCATAGACGATGTGGAAGATGCTCCAAAAAGTCCAAATACTGCTGCACGCAGGATGATTGTGGGCTGGTGCATGGACGACAAAGGTAGAAACGTGCTTTACAAGCAGAACGGTGAGGAGCGATATCCAGATTTCAAACTATATAAGATGATCTCGAGAACTGTGCATAACCATACACCAGAGGCAGTGATCGAGAGTGGATACTTCGAGAGATTCGTCGTTCCAAAGAAGAAGATCAACAGAAGTGCGAAGGTAATCAACATAGACTCGTTACCAAGCTATCAATAAGTATCGGTTTAGGCGATATAATCTGGAGCGATTGTATCGGCAATATGGATTCAGAAGAACGTGTGTTATGATGTAACAGACGTACGTTTAGAAATCAGGCGCACCTGTAAATGCGGATACTGGCGACTTACCAGCTGCAACGTCACCTACTTGGCTCACTACGAAGCTGCTGACCACCACACACCCATATACTAGGAGCGTGTCTCGGAGAGTTGTCTTAAGTGCGACGTCCTCCTTAAGCAGAAACTTTTGTTCGGCGATCTTGCCAATTGCGTAAAGCACTGCCACAATCGCTGCGAGTACGAACGAGTTTTGTTCCATTAGATTCAAGCGCTAAAAACGTTCAACGACCCCAACGCATTTAGGACAAGCTTTCGATCTCAAGCACTGGTGCATCGTTGAGCTTCACTGGGCGACCGAGGTCGCTGACATCAGCAATCTCAAGACGTACTTCCTCGCCAATTCGCAATGGCATATCGTCATCATCTTCTTCCTCAGCCTTGCGCTTAGCGCGTGCCTCTTGTGCAATCTTCTCGAGTCTCTCCACTGTTTTCGGGGCCTCAATAGCGACCTCTACGCCTTGCGAAGTCATTGCTTTGTCTACATCTGAGAAAGAGAGATGTGGTACCTCTTGGATTGTGTCAACAGCAATTTCAGGAGGCTTTTGGTTAGACGAGTCTTGATCGGACGAGCTATCTGGCTCTTGAGATTCTGATTCCACAACCGCTTCCTCAACTGGGGCAGCGTCTACCACCGGTTGATCAGGTGCGGGCCGCTCGATCACTTCCTCACGCACTTCTGTCTCTTCTTCCTCCGTCTCGGCCAAATATGCACGCAGGATGTCCTCTACAGGCATTGATGCCCTGATCGTCTCCATGATGCACTCGCGCACAACCAGTTCCAGTTCCCTGTTGTGCTTCTGGATCTGCAAAGGAGCAGCGTCGGCGTCGAACAGATAGACATTAGCGTAGACTTTGCGTGCAGCAGCGATGTAGACCTTGTGCACGAATTCCTCAACTGAAGGTACGTTCACCTCCACCTTCTTCTGCTCCTGTCCTACCCGGATGCAAGTGAGCGATTTCAGTTGGATAATATGTACGCAAGTCACAAGATCCTCTAGGTATCCGCATCCAGAGGTATCGGCAATGCGCTTCTGTTCCGTATCGATGATTGTTTTGTTCCACTTAGGGACCCTTCGCAGGAAGGTCTGAAACGTGAGGAGGTACTTGTCCTCTTCGTCGTTTTCCTTGCACAGTGTCACTGCCTCTTCAAAGATCGATCTCAATCCGGCGATTACGGCGGGAGTGAAGATACCAACAAGGCGCGCACACCACTCGTTCTTCGACTCTGAAAGACTCGTTACTGAAAAGTCGTCCATTACTCTAGACGACGTGCATATTTTTAAACTGTCCGTCCGAACGTATAAGTAACCACGAGAGCATGCATAGCATACATAGCTTCTCACTTCTGAACTCGCGCTTAATACGATGGCATCCAATGAGCTGTTCTGCACGTTCGGTAGGGCTCAATGAGCTGCTTGTCTGTATGTACTCAAGCACGTCAAGACCGGAGTAGCCACGTTCGTACGCTTGGGCAGCAATCGCCATGACTTCTTGGTAACCGGGTGTAGTGAGTGTGAGTATCTTCTTCTTGAGCCACGTCACCGCTGCGCGAGTCTCGTGCTTGTCATCTCCGAAACTTGCCTTGATGTGATAGGAATGCAGACTGGTCGGTTTGCCTGCGACCTCTGGGAGAGGTACGTGCACCTCGCAGAACCTTGAAAGGATCGGTCGAAGAAGCTTATGCTTGTCTTCGACTATGAGGAAGAACCTAGTAGTATGACTAAACAACTCGATGCATCTCCTTAGAGCGGATTGGGCGTCAATTGTTAGCGAGTCAGCATTTTCGAGAACCACTGTTTTGAAACCGTGACCGCCTTGGAAATTGACATTGGTTTTGGCGAAGAACTTCAGGTCTTCTCTAACGAATCGGATTCCTTTGCCGTGAGCACAGTTTGCCCACAGTACGTAAGACCGTACAAGCTCCTTATCGTCGTTGTAGATTCTCGATACGAACTCGTTTGCGATTGTGCGTTTACCGCCTCCAGATGGCCCATGGAATATCAGATTTGGGATGCGGCTTCCACTGAGAAATGTATCGAGCCTCTCCTTGATATCTTGATGGATGTTAAGCATTGTATAACGAGTTGGTACAATGTTTAAGGTTATTTAGGCTCAAAGATTACCAGCTGTGCAGGCTTTGCGTATATGGGTTTTCCTTGAACGCCTTTAGGATGCTTGGGTCAATGCGCTCGCATCCCTGACAGTTGTTGTAGTACTGCGGCATATTCACATCTCCATATGTCTCTACACTAGGAATTGCGCTGTTGATACGGCCAGCAGGTGCGTAAGCACGAGTATTCTGTCTGTCAGCATCACGGCGACCGATCGAGATATTCATCGAGTTGTTGAGCGTACTAGTAGATCCGTGGTTCGGGCGGTTTGCGTACGTTTTGTTCGGATTGTTGCGTTGGTTGTATGCAGCTGCATAGCTTGATGTCGCAGATGATGTTGCGGGTGCTGCGCTACCTCCATAGCAAACATTCGTCGTATCGCGTTCCTGAGCCACAGATGTTTGCTTACTGACGAGATAGGCATTCTCAGACTGTCCCTGCATATTAAGATGATCAAATCCAAGTTTTCCTTCTGTCTGCTCTTTGATAGTCGTCTTCGTGCGATCAGCCGGGTTGTACACTGGTAGGGCCGATACGGTCGAGCCTGCGTTTCCGTTTGGACGGAGGTTACCAACCACGTTCTCCTTGCGTGTAGGCCGCAACACATCCAATATAGGCGCGATTGCTGCCTTCACAAGACCTTCCACGCCACCAGTAGACTGTGGCTGCTTCACAGTGGTGCGGTTGTTGCATAGCTTCTGATACGACCCGTGTCCGTAGTCTCCAGTGCTGGGTGCAGCTGTACCTCTAGGCGCTCGTACATCTGGTGACTCAAGTTGCTGACGTTTCGCGTCGCGGAACTCTCCAGCGATGTAGGTAGCTTTTCCTTCCTGACCGCCGCTGCCATAGTACTCAGATGTCGTCTCAGGTCTATTCACGTGCTGAAGAACTTCGATACCGCGCGCAGTTTGTGCCTTCTCCATACCAGTAGTTGTGAACCATCGGCTGGGGCCGACTACATAGTCTGTGTCCGGCCTGTTCTTCTCCACGCGCCCTTGTTGCTGAACACCGCTGTAGTCCTTAATGTATGCATTCGCCGGACCCTGGTGTCCTTCGAGACCATATGTGATCTTAGGGTTGGTATCAACGCGCAATTCGTTAACAGTCTTAGGCAGCCAAGCATCTCTGTCTTCAACTGCCGCATTGTAGCCGATGCCGCTGTCGCCAGTTGTGTAGCCAAGACCGAGGCCAGGCGCAACACGTTCCTCGTCCCAAGGCTTCACGTTAGCCATTCTTGTGCCAGGAGTCTGTCTGGACAAGTAGAACTCGCTCATATTAGGCATTCCGTTAGCCCAGGACATGTTTGGCTGTGGCTTGAATAGCGGTGCCTGCTCCGTCTTTCGCCTGTATTGCGATCCTGCGCCCTGCATATTATCGAGAGTACCCTCAGCGGTGTTCAGATCAGCGGTTGCACCTTTCACTCTGGCGCCAAAAAATGGTACCATGTTGTTATGCTTGAAGTTGCTCGCGTCGATCGGTTCTCCAGTTAACCCAATAGTTTGTTTTGTTGCCCCACCAACACTATTGGGCGGGTTATTTCTCTCCACTGCCTGAACAACGCCCTGGGCGAAGTACTTGTCTGTTGCTTGATTAGGGTTAGGGTACTTCCGCACGTTCGTACTACTTACACCTTTCGTAGTTGGGTAGTTTACAGGAGGTGTAGGCGGCACCACGCCAGGGAGTGCATTCGGAGGAGCCCCCATATTTGCAAATCCCTCGCCTTTCTGCTCTTTCTTATCATGGTTAGCAATGATGTACATGCCTCCAAGAGCGACAAGTGGTATCAACTCTGCCATCTATATAATCCTGATGAGATTATTATTTGCTTTGTCCGCAAATGATAACCTAGATGGTACCGCACGTGCCTAGCCTGTCACAGAGTCCTTGAGGCTGGGCTGTTCCTGAGAACGGCGCCATGTGAAGGGGGCCTGGTGAGTTACTCAAGCACCCGGGTGCCACTGCTCTGAAGTTATCACGCTCGATCAGTCGTGTATTAAGATTGTTCTGGAACGGCATGCAAGTGTTCTCCTGTGGATCGAGTGGAAGGTACTGAAAGTTGTTTTGTTCAACATCTCTCACCATCCAAGCAGGATTCGTAGCTCTTGGCTGCTCTGTGAAAGGCTGACAGACTGGATACTCCACTTTCTTAGACTTCACAACGACAGTAGGCTTCTGGTCTACACAATCACGACCAATCCTTCTCGTTATTCCAAGTAGCTCACTCTCCAAGTTTATAGTGTCAGTCTGAAGGTTAGCACCCCACTTCTGCAATCGGATAAATGGATCCTCCATGAAACAAGGTTTTGGTCCGTTTCCTGGCACATCGATCATATACCGCCCTGGGCCCGTAGACTCTTGTAACAGCTTACGTGTGCGGCAAGGATCATTGTTGAACCGGGTGAATGACATTACGTATATCTTAACTTCAGAAAATAATGTATCACTGCAAGTACGTAAACACTTGTCTCGAAAGCATCCAGATATGCCGAAAGCACACAGGCTGGCACTAATGATGATTGTCAAAAACGAGGCTTCAATAATAGCCGATACACTCGACATCATCAGCAAACACTTTGGACCAGACTACTGGGTTATTTCTGATACTGGATCTACTGACGACACCAAAGCCGTTATAGAGAGAAAGATGGACGAGCTTGGTATTCCGGGGCATTTCGCAGACCGTGGATGGAGCGACTTCTCCACAAACAGGAACCACGTTCTCAACGAGGCGGTGAAGCATGCAGATTATGTCGTCACATTCGACGCAGACGATGGCATAGATGGATCATTCATCCTTCCAGAGTTAAGTCACGACATGTACAGGCTACGACTGCGGTCAGGTGGAGCTTCGTATCATCGTCCATTCATTCTCTCCAGTAAGAGGAAATGGGAGTGGGTGGGCGTGTTGCACGAGTACGTGAGATGTGTGGATGTTCAACCGAGCGTTGCAGATATTGAAGGGGACTACTTCGTCCGCCATAACAGAGTCCTTGGATGCAGAAGTTCACAGGACAGCGTGACAAAGTTTTCGAGGGATGGAGATATACTGTCGGCTGCAATACTTGACCCAGCCACACCTAAATCGATGATCCCTAGATACGTGTATTACGCCGCCCAGAGTTACAGAGATGCAGGCCAGATGGATCGAGCAGTGCCTTTTTTTAAGCGAACAACCGAGATGGATGGTGGATGGTCTGAGGAGCGATATCTTGCAGCTATGGAGCTTGCAAGACACGCGAACGCCAACGGTGATCGTATGATGGCTCTCGAATGGTATGGAAAGGCCGGAGAGTTCAGTCCATCGCGCGTTGAGTGGGCGATGGAATCAGCTGGAATACTGGAGACTGTATCGAAGCGTATGGCACTTGGTGTGCTAACAAGCATCAGTGCAGATAAGGTGGCAGATCCTGGATCAGGTGCTTACTTCGTTCTTGACGTACGTATGCATACAGTCTATTTCGTTAATAGGATTCTCTTCCTTGCGTCTGACTGCGGGCGCTATGATCTAGTACCGCCATATCTAGAGATGCAGGCGAGACGCTCGAAATGGCTTACAGATGAAGAGATCTCGCATCTCGTTTCGAACATAGAGTTCTTTTCATCCGTGTGTGGCCCTGATGCAGTGCGGTGTGCGAAAAGCGCGCTTGCTAGCCGCACCACCACGATGCCGCGTCAGCAATCTGGTGAGTAGTGAGCGGCTCCGGTATATCAGCATCTTCTTTGGTAGAGAAATGCTCGAGCATTCGTGGATATGTCTTCGCCGCAAGATCGCAGCTCGCGCGCCACGAGTTGAGGGGTGATTTTGATCCGAGCGGAATACGAACCTCTCCCTTGATCAGTTGATCGAATCCGATGATGTCCCCACTCGTCACGATATTACTGGCTACGCTGTCCATAAGGCGCATATCGGATAACATCCGACCGCCGGTTGAATTAGTCTGTCTTATGAGCGCAAGCATCCCCGTATTCGCCCAGTAGCTATCACTTAGCTGCTCTAGTAGCAGTCCATCGCATTGTGACGGCGGGTGCCGGTCTGCGGCCATCAGACATCCGTTGACCCATTCGGTATAGAACGACAATACCAACCGCTTATCTGCTTCACCTGACGATATTGAAGCAATCGCCTCAGAGTGGCGGCGACTGATCGGACCGAGAATCGTTGTGAACGCAGATGGCATACTAGTCATATTATGATGAACTCTTTATAGCGTTTTGCTACATGTTTGTAGTCATTCAAACACGTTGCACGATCATTCTGTTGTACGTGTCGCGATCACCATTATATCATCGAAACGACCTTTAATATTTCTCAGATCACGAATGTGGCCATCCATGAATGGTGGTAGTTGCGCCAATATCTGTTGGGCGGCTTCCATTCCATTAATATCCTCAACGACTAGCAGACCTCCGGGCTTAACAAGACTAGAATAGAACTTCGCGAAGTAGCATTGGGACGCAACACTATGAGGCCCATCATCAATTACGACATCGAAACCATCAGGTGCGGATGACGACTTAAGTCGCTCAAGTGTTCCCGGACAATATCCATCTGTCTGCCATAACAAACTCGCACGATCTGGGTATATCTTCGTTTTGCTGCCAGACGTTAAGGCATTTTGTGTAGCATCGATACCCACGATCATCGCTTGTGTGAAGTAACGCTGCCAGAGTGCAATACTTCCCCCACCCTGAATACCCACTTCAAGCACTCGCGTAGCACTATCCCTGTATGGAGCGAGTACTTCTTCATATACAGGTAGATAGCTATGCCAGTCTAGCTTGTCAGTGCCAGAAACAGCGCCGTGCCCTGCTCCCGAGCAGCCAGCAAGGTCGCTTGTGCATATGTCAGTCAATGTCCTAGAATCCGTTGCCATGTATAGTCTGTCTATGCATTTGTTCTTTAGGCCTTGTTGTGACATCAATGGTTTCCCTTCTGCATATCGGCGTGAACGGTCGTCCCAAGCGTCAAGTAAGGATCCATGTCGGAACCTGGGCGTCTGTCTTCAAGGTAGCCTGCTCGTGCGAATGCAACCCGAGATGGGATCCTGACAGACGTGTGACGAGTAGCTACACCCCAGGTGAAAACATCGTGTCTAGACGTCTCGAGCTCTCCGCTAAGCCGCTTGAGGTTATCAGAGCTGAACGTGAGAGCCATTGCTGCGTGTGTCGCCTCCAGGCCCTTAATGGTGTTGGTCAGCGCCTGATAAGCATCGACATCTGTTACCTCTCCTCGTGTCTTGTTGGTACTGTAGTTCACATGGCATCCAGAGCCATTCCAGTTGCCCAGGATCGGCTTCGGATTCCAAGACACAGCCAGTCCAGCAGACTCCGAGATACGGTCTAGTAGGTAACGGCTCACCATTAGTTGGTCAGCTGCCTCGATACCCTCACATGGCCCTATTTGGTACTCCCACTGAGACGGCCCCACTTCGGCGTTCGTACCGCTGATCTTGAGGCCAGCACTCAAGCACATCTCCATATGCTTCTCGACTACGCCTCTTCCATTGTTCTCACCCATTCGGCAGTAGTAGGGACCTTGCGGTCTGATGTGTTGGCTATCTGGAAAGCCGGCTGGGGTACGTGTTCTAGGATCGAAGAGATAGAACTCCTGTTCGATTCCGAACCATGGCTGCATTCCTCCTGCAGCTTTCAGCACATCTCTCGCCCACGGCCTGCGCCAGTCAGAGACAGGTGTACCATCGGGATGCGTGATGTCGCAGAGAACGATGTAGCCCCTGCAGAAGTCCTTCCCGCGCCTTGGATGATCATAGCCGGGACGCATCGGGTCGTCACACACATATGCTGGGATGAGGCGTATCTCTGTGCAACCACCACGCTTTGTAGGTTCTGCCTGGCCTGTAGAGCTCCCATCGTAATCCCATTCAGGGAAAACAGGAAGTCCTTGTGAATCGGTATCAAGCGTATCATGGAACACGCGTGTCTTCCAACGAAATCCGACGGGCGATAGCCATACATAGTCAGCTAGGATTGGCATTTCGTAGTAGAGCGGAGCATGCTCTAAACCTATTTAGAGTATGCTGTGATTGATAATGTATGGCGAGCATAGAGAAAAATACCAGAGAACATCGTGCGCTCCATTGAGTTGCAAGCAATAGCACTGAAACGTGCAGACCTTGGATGGGGGCCTATCCTCGATCTCATTAAACGAGGTTGCAACTTCGTTAAGCGTACTTCTTATTCGCAGGCGCTAGGTATAAGATTTGGCGTAGCGAAATCGGTAGATAGCTTTTATAGCGAGGACGAACAGTTGTTTATCTGGACACATAGATCGCCTATGTTCAGAGCTGCGAGTATGTATGTGTACGGCAACCCGTTTCAGCGATGTACGTATGACTTCGAATCTGAGTTCATGGAGTAACTCAGAGATAATCACAAACTTCGGCAGACCAGGCATTTCCATTCTCTCCTGTTCTTACTAGCTTGAACGGTTTGCCGCACCCGTGGATCAATCCGTCAGCAACTAGCTGATCGCATACCTCTTTTGGTGCGTGCGGATCTATTGGCTGTGAATTCACGATGTACGCACCGTGTCTGAATATTGCGCAATTGATGTCTTTCTCCAGTACGACACCCAGCAGATTGCAGTGAGGGCACGTGAAAATAACAGTTCCCGTCTCGTTAGCCATTATGTAGACGTGAGAAAAAGATTTAAACCGTTGTTGAGTGGAGAAGTTATAATGCAGATCTTCGTCAAGACACTCACGGGCAAAACAATCACACTCGAGGTGGAGGCCTCAGACACCATCGATAATGTGAAACAAAAGATTCAAGACAAAGAGGGGATCCCGCCTGACCAACAGCGTCTGATCTTCGCTGGGAAGCAACTGGAAGATGGCCGCACACTGTCCGATTATAACATCCAGAAGGAGTCCACCCTCCACCTTGTGTTGCGCTTACGTGGAGGAGCAATGCTATGAACTTTAATCACGTTTGATACGTTGTAACGTAATTAAATCTGAATACTATGTAAGACCATGGAGGTGAAGCCATTCATTCAGGAGCTACTGTCACATGAAGAGGATTGGTGCCAGTTTATGGGATACAGAAACCCTTATCTCGACCCATATAACCACCATATAACTAGCTCGGTAACGACCGGCGACGGGACTGCGTACGTCAGATATCCAGAGAACAGGCACGTATATGACAAGCTATTTGTAGCTAAGTCACAAGGAATGCGGTGTGGAAAACTAGAAGACCTACGAGGAAAAGAGGACCGAGTGCAATATCCAATATTCATCAAGCCTAGATGGGGCCATCTCAGTGCTGCGTCCAAGAACTGCTTCAAGATAAAGAACGCAGGACAGCTCCGTAGCTATTCTGACTACGATCACATGATGTGGTCTGACTTCGTAGATGGGAGAGAAGGAATGACTGACTTCGTCCTTCACAACGGACGGATCGTATACCAACTCACGTATGTATATTCAGAGCAACAGAACGGGTTCACCGATGTGTGGAAGTACGTCTCGCCAGATACGCCAGCGCCGGCGAATGTGGTTGCTTGGGTACAGGACAACGTGAGAGGACATACCGGATTTGTCAACGTTCAGTACAGAAACGACAAAATCATCGAGGTAGGTCTAAGGCCTGCACGCAGCGGGGCCTATATTATTGCCACTGATGATGCAGCCATTATGCGCAATCTACACAATGTTATGGATAAAGGGTTCTGGGATGACTCGATTATGCGCGACTCACAATTCAGACCATTCTACGCTTTCAAATGTTACACACGAATTCCGATTCTTCACATATGGCCACAGGCTGTTCTTGACGTACTGCTTCCGCGTTTAACACCGATGCCCCTATATGAGTACTACTTCGAACCTGTGAACAACGAGGGTATGGTTTTCTTCCAATTTATGCATTACGATTTTGATGCTGGGATGCGTGCGAAGCGGTTGATAGAGACACTATTCGTGCTGACCCAGCTATTTGTCTTCGCGTTACTAATCGTGATAGTCATGTCTCTGGTATATGGAAGAATTGCTCTGGCAGGAATACTCTTCGCCGCGCTGGTCGTGGTGTTTCTCTCTAGGTTCTTGAACCCTATGTACGCGAACTACAACTTGTACAAGGGATACCGTCAGTTATTCGCTGGTAAAGACGGACTTACTACACCAGAGGAGTTCGAACGCCGAAGACAATTGAAACAGATGATGTCGTTTGAGTAGCGATCAGCATCCTGGCAGCATATTGGATATGCTGTGACCGATACGCCTTGCGGTTTCGTATATAGGTTCGATATCATCGTAATGAGTGTTAGCATGCAGATCTGCTTCTCGCATAGTCACTGAGCACCCACCAGTTCGCAGGTTCGAGATGTCCATCTTCGTGATTCCAGCGGCAAGAAACGTCGCTCCTAGCCTAAACACAGAACTACTATTGTTGCCAACCTTATGGAGGTGAATGCCAAGCTTTGATGTAGGAACGTGTCTGTCTGCCAAAGACGACATCAGCATTACAGCGGTGCTTTGGCGCAAAGTGCCAGTTGTATCTGATAGACATACCTCTGTGATTCCTGAGTAGAACGCGTACTTGGCTATCTCGTCTGCGATCTTTTCAACATCTGTAAAACGCTCCGAAACTGGGCAATACTCAATACACGACAAGTACACCTTCATCTTCTCGAAGCGCCCTGACACCGCCTCCTCGACAATGATCTTATGTGTTTCATTGCACGTCATTCCGACATTAGCTTTCTGGAACGCGTCGGACACTGATGCCAGAATCGATACATTCTTCACACCCAGTCCAACCGCCTCATCGAGACGGTAATGTGTTGGAGGAACAGCCATATAAAGATCTATCGGTAGCGAGTTATTTGCAACATATGCATTCGCGTAACGGAACATTGAGTCCGAGCTTGCCATCTGTGGCAAGACCTTCGCTGACACTAGCGAGCCTACCTCGATCGCTGCAGGGCGTCTCGTACTTGCAATCTCTCTGAACATCGCCTGCTTGTCAGCTAGCGGCACGGTGCGTTTGAGCGCCTGGAGGCCGTCTCTCAATGACACATCGAAAAGGCTAAACACTCGGTTACGGTACGACATCACGTTGCAATTATCACCAATGCTAGCTTTAAGCAAACTGCGTTATAGCTAAAAAAGAATTGGAGAATGGCGGCTCACATTAGAGTTCGTCGACGATGACCAGCCTCTTCCGTCGTGTCTTCTTATGCGCCCCTCCGCAGCATCCGCATGTATCGGCGAACTTAGAGCACCATCCCGCACCGGGTTGCGCTAAGGTCGCAGTGCCTTTTTTGCAGTTCAGCTGAGGATGCCTCGCGTACAGCCGAAGTACCGCCTGCTCCTTCATTTTCGCCTCGATCATTATGTCCACCTCTGTACCGTAGAGCCCCGGTATGTCTAGTAAGTATTTGGGTATCTCAGTTATGTAGTCGCTGTGGTGGCCGAGCCTTCCACTGCCCTGTTCACTCACGTGGAACTTGGGCTTGATGCCCCTAGCAGCCCACGTAGCGAGGATGCGCGGGATGTATGCCGCTGGCTCATCGAATCGCTCGTCCTGATGCAGCTGCTTGTAACACGAGAAGTGATGTGTGTCGAACACGACTGGGACGCCTACTCTTGACGATACCCATAGGCAGTCCTCAATGGAGAAGCACTTCTCACAGTTCTCTAGGACCAGCCTGTCTCGTACGTTATCTGGAAGCTCCGCGTACTGGTCGCACCACCGCTGAAGCGTCGCCTGTTTATCGCCATATACCCCGCCACCGTGCACGACCATCACCGAATCACATCCCATACCCATAAGGTCCAGAACGTCTGCGTGGTACTTGAGGTCGCAGATCGTCTGCTCGAAGCTAGCTCTCACAGGCGATCCCACGACGTTGTACTGTCCGGGGTGGAACGTGAGGCGGTGCCCTAGCTCGCGAGCTCGTGACCCGATCTTCGCCAAAAGGTCGGTTGCGAATTCGAACGTATAGTCGCATACCTTCGGGTTCGATTTGTGTGGGAACAGCTCGCTGCTCAGTCGCATCACACGGATACCGTTCTGCTCGTTCCACTCCATCATTGTTAAGACATCCTCCAAGTTCTGTCTGATTTTCTCCTGCAGAGCGCCTATGCCCTGTTCCTCGATGCTACGGATAATCATCTTGCGTGAGCAGAAGACCGGAGGCTTCTGAGCGCGCAGGATTGTGTTTATGCAGCATAGGCCTAGTTGTACTGGTTTTGCTTCAGACATTTTAGTAGTTAAGTTGCTTATTGATGCAATTGAACTACTAAGTGCAATTTTCTAAGAATTCTTCACGTGTCTAGTTCTGTGACTGAGCCATTCTCATAGTAGCCCACCATTCAGCACTGATCTCCCTAGAGAGGCGCGCGATCCCTTGCACGTATCCCCACTCGCCATCCATATGAGCGACGCGAGCCCTTGTACGCGGCGCGCCAAGGATGCTACAAGCCTCACGACCAAGCTCCTCTGCGGCGCGCAGCAGAATACTTCCAAACCAATCACCATCAACGTTTGATTTCAGCTTCGCGTCTGCCAAAACAGGCATCCACTGCCCACTGGTGCGAGCCAGATGGCTCATGAAGGCATATGACTTGTCGGCAGGCCAGTCTCCACTCTCGAGGAACGCGACCGTTTGCTGGCTCCATGTCCACGGATACCCGACTGGATTAGGGATGAAGTCTTGACCATCTAGCACAGGTGCCCATTTAGGGACTCCACTCGAATCAACGATCTTACCGTTACGTAGCTGCATTGTGTATGGTCTGGTTTAACGCGCCCGGTTTATATCGTTTCGAAAAAGAAATTGGCGCTTTTTGTTTTTTTTGTTATGATCGCCTTCACACGTACTTGCCCAGAACTAGTCACTGTTGAATAGCCGTGCCATGTTCGCTACCTCTGGCTTGTTATCATCGTGGGTGAACAGCCGCCTCAGGATGGCATCGTCGCGGAACCGCAAGGAGTAGTCGAACTGGAGCTTGTTTCGCCCAACTCGTCCCATAGCCTGAATCGCCTTCTCTTGCGACATCTCTAGAAGGTCTTTGCCGAGATACCCGTGACAGAACTGGTAGTTCGTCCCGTAGATGTAGTCGGTCGATGCTATGATCAGGTACAGCTTCTGCTCTTGCGCGAGCTGCTTCATAATCTCGGTGTACTTTATGCTATCGTGTGCCGCGAACACTCCGATTCCCATTAGGAGTAACAGCTTCCAGATGTCGTCAATGTCGCCAATGAGCATGATCTTCTCGACATCCTCTTGTGTGACCGATGGCTTGAATGGGCTTCCATCGACGTCCTCAGGCGCGTGCAGTTTCAGGTGCTCGGCCATATTTGGTACATAGACGTGAGGAAGCGCCGCAGGGCGGACACACGCGCCAAGCTCATCGATCTTGCGGCGCAGCGCTTTCACTTCCGGGTCTCCTCTGGTATCACTGGCCATCTTGTGCTCCTTCCCTTCATCCGCAGCTGTTTTGTCCTCGAGGGTTTTGTCGAGTGCCGCGATTTTTTCGTTGATGACGGCGTTGTAGCTGATCGACTCGCTGACATCTTGAAGGACAGTCAGTGGGATCTTCGCTGTCTGAAGGCAGAACCTTCCGATCTTAGTCACATCGTCAGCCAGGTAGATCGTCGGACCATCGGTGAGTGTATGCGCGTCACCGGTCGAGACGAATGTTGATGACTCAAGCGATGCTTCTCGTTGCTCGACCAGGCGCGAGTAGATAGCCGGCCAGCTACCGTGCACCAACCCGTTGTCGAGCAGATCGAGGTAATAGGTCTTGATTCCACCCATGTTCACGTCCTCTACACCCTGGAATCGCTGGTTGACTAAGTTTCGTGACTGATCGACGATCGAGTCGCTGAATTCCTCGTTCACCGTCTTGATGAACGCAATGGCCTCACCCAAGTCGATGTACCGGAGTAGTGTCATGTAGCTTTTGCAGTGTCTCGCGCATGCCCTCACGGCTGCGTAGTCTTCACCGAACATGAAGTGTGGCATCTCCACGAAGTTGTCACGGTTGAGCAACGGAATCGTCTTCTTGCAATCGTGACTCACAATTGATATCACGTCGGCGTCCTCGAACCTTGCGCGGAAGTCCATTATGGTCTCGGCCATTTCGTGTTCTTGTGGGAGGGTGGCCGATGATAGCACGACGTTCGGGATCTTGTTCTCTGCCCAGTTGCGTTTGATCATGGCGTGACACTCGTGCTCCTCATAGTCCAATGTTATCGTCGGTTCGTCCCAGTACGTGATCATATCCTCGGGCTTGTTGAACGCGCACATGTAGAGCATAGCCGGGATGTAGGACTTAATGTCGCAGATCATCAACTCGACCTTGTCACCGACGCTGTTGTCGACCCTAAATATGCCTCCGGTCTTCCGATTTTTTGTGTACTCTTTTGCGGCGGCATAATGAAGGCGAATGCCCTGGGCGTCCTCACATCCGAATGCGAAGGCAACCTTACGACAGGCACTGATGGCAGCCTTCGCAAGGGCAAGGCCTACGTGGCGTGCGGCGCACACGAAGATAACGCGTTTTCCACCAAGGAGCCCTATTGGCGATAGCGTCTTCCCTGTGCCAGTAGGAGCGATGTAGAGAACCAGCTGCGGTGCTCGCGCGTTCTTGAAGACAGTCAAGAGGCGCTTCTGGTGCTCGTACAGTTCTTCATCTGCGTACCTCAGGAGGAGTCTGTTGTGTTCGATGATCTCCTGCCCGTTGTATACGAGGTCGACTGGCGCCACCTCGGTCGCCAGGTGGTCGAGGATTCCCCGCAGCTTCTCCCGGAAGGTTGCGTTGCAACGCTCGACACTGTAGCTGCACATAACGACCAGCGTGTAGTACCCAACTTGCCAAGGCCCATTTTTAGCACGCGATCTGAGCGTTCCAGCAAGCAGGTCGATCATTACAAACTCGAAGAGTGTATCCCTGACTTGTGGCAAGTTCTTGTCCGTGTGTGCGAATCTCATCGCGTCGCCTTTCCTGATTGTTGCTTGGCCAGCGCCGACGTCGGTGTACGGAACTGGGGATGTCTTGGCCGCTTGGCGCAGCGCCTTGTTTTTGAGCTCGTCCTGTAGGTATTTGACGAAGACATACACGTCGATGTTCTCCGAATTCTGCACCTTCAAGTACTGCAGGATTGTAGAGGTAGTGTTCTGCTTGATGTTTACGTTCTCGTAGCTAGCTGCGATCATATTGATGACGCGCAGTTCATCAGTGGAAACGGGGCGCTCGATTGCGTCCCATTCGGCGGCGATCAATTTGCGTTGTTGAAGGTCCATCGTTTTCAAACTTTGCTGTGTGGTGTTCACTAGTATGCCACTAGCTCTTTAAGTCGTAGGAGCTTCAACTTTCTAACTAAATCCGGAAAATTGAACCATCGTTTCTTTAGGGTGAAAGTACTATTCGCATACTCTATAAACTATGCCTCGAGTACACGCAACAATCCAGGGTAACATAGGTGGAGGAAAATCCACTCTCGTGACGCGTCTCCAAGAGACGTACGGCGAGGACAAGCGCATCTGCTTCCTTCAGGAGCCTGTGGCCGTGTGGGAAACGATCACAGACGAGAATGGCACCACAATGCTTGAGCTCTACTACTCGGACCAGAAAAAATACGCTTTCACATTCCAAATGATGGCATACATCTCGCGCCTGACAGCCCTCCGACATGCGGTTGCTCAAGGCTACGATGTGATTATAGCAGAGAGAAGCCTCGAGACCGACAAGAACGTGTTCGCGAAGATGCTATACGATGACAAAAAGATCAGCGAGGTCGAGTACAGAGTGTACACGAAGTGGTTCGAGGAGTTCAGACAAGACTTCCCAGAGGAGCATATCATCTACCTCAGGACGTCACCTGCAGTCGCTCTCGCCCGCGTGAACAAGCGAGCGCGCCAAGGTGAGTCGATCCCTCTCGAGTATTTGGAGCGATGCCACACGTACCACGAGGACTGGCTCGTGAGCAAGGATCCACCACCGAAGACTCTCGTGCTCGATGCCGATGTAGACCACGACGAGAACCCAACCGTCATAGGTGTGTGGGCCCAACAGATCGCCGAGTTCTTAGACATCTAATAGCAGAACAACCACACACCAAATGACCAACGCGGCAAGCACTTATTTCTTACTCGATTGCTTACGGCGAGTATTCCGTTTCTTCCTACCACCTTGCCATCTGCGAGTTCCCATTCCACTGATTGCTGTCATCGACTTCGTGAATTTTCCATCAAGGTATCCTGAGCCAGGTTGATTGTATCTCCCTGCTCTTACCGCTGGTTTACCGGGCCAGTTCTCGTAATTTCTACATAACGCTTCGCCTGGTTGCGCAGTTGAGTCGCAATAAAGCAACTTCTTCTCATAGTAGTAGTACTTAGGCGACGGCACGTATGCGATGTGTCGTAGAATGTTGTAGGCAACGAGTTGCGGTATTCTCTCTGGGTTGGTAACACCAAGTCGGGTTAAATCGACAATAGTTGCACCTAGTTTAACTGAATCAGGAATGCCTGCCGAATCGCTGAGATAGATTGTGCCGTCAGGATGGACACGCACAAGTTCATTGACCTCGCGACGCAACGCGCTAGCATCTCCGTTAGAGAGACCTATGTCAGCCATCGCATATACACTTGGGGCCTCCCTCAAATATTCAGGTCTCTTTCCGGTGTCTACTGGGATTCCGTAAGGGTCCGTCACAGGCCATCCTCGAGACATTTTGACACGTAGGCCATCTGCAGTAGCGAACGGAAGGCCGGCTAGTTGCCCCTTTTTGTGGGTAGGGTACTCAGTGACGATCACCTTTACCATCCAGTCATCACCCGGCTTCTGCGAAAGTGACACGGTTGGGTATCTGATATGCGCAGTCCCAGCGATATGAGTCAGTGCATTTACAAGGTACTCACAACTCTGCATGACTTCAGAACTGGTGCCAGGTGAGTTATACAAGGCCACCAAAGCAGGTTGGATTGTGCAGGTAACAGTCCTCATCACGAGCTCTGCCAGCCTAGTTGTCTTGTAAGGGTAGGGACGACCGAATTGATCTGTAGGTGGGGCCCAGGAATTTAAGTCACGCACCAACGGTAACCATGCCGGTTCAGTCATGTTCAAGAACTTGACGGCTGTCGGGGCATCACCGTTAACTCCATAGACCTTCACATCGAAGTCACTTGTGTTGATCGAGTGCCCTGTCTGAAGACGTAGGAAGTACGATCCCTCGAACACTGTTATGAATTGTGGGTCTACCCTACGCCCGAAGTCTGATATTCTGAGCAATGAGTCCAATAATGTCGATTGCATTGCAAAGAAGTATAGCTTCTGTGGGTAGTGTCTTGGATTGGTGCCGAAGTAGTCTAGTAGACCGTACGCGATTTCGCTGGTCGTAACTTTAGAAGGGTCAGGGCGCATATGCAACGCGAGATATGAGACCGGTGACACTGCGGCACTTGGCTGGTTATATCCGCGTATCTCACATTGCGCTTGTTGAGGCTTCAATATCCTCTTCTGTGCTGATGGCACCCTGGCAGCATCAGCTACCGTCTGATCGGCCGCTGCATCCCCCACTGTCACTGCCACCGCCTCTGCATCGGCTGCTTGACTTTGGGTAGACCGCGGCTCCTCTGCCTGCTCTCCGGTTACAGCCTCCGTTCTGCTCTCATCGATCTCGGCGCGCGCCGGTGACGACTGGCTAGTAGGAGGGCTTGCTGGCGCACTGACCTCATCTAATGCATCACCGTCATACTCCCGAGCCGAGTACCAAGTCGTGGAGCTTGCTGTCGAGTCGAGGCTGCCTAGTGGGGTCATGAATCCGCTCATGTCACTCAAGTCTGTCTCGTCATCACTTGAGCTTGGACCGGCACCGCCGCTTCTCATTGTATGGTGCTTGCGTGAATATTTCTTGCGTCCCATAGATGGCATCTTAGAGTATGGAGAGAAAATTGAGACCTACTTAGAGATAGGCAGGTAGCAGATATATCAATATGCGCAAACTAAAATTGGTTGAACGTTTCACTAAGAGCAGAGCGACTGCGAAGGTCGCGCCTGAGCTGCCTCCATATGTACTGATGTTTGATGGTGGATCGCGAGGGAATCCAGGTCCTTCCGGTGCCGGATACGTGATATACTGCTGTGATGAAGAGATCGCATATGGGTTCCAATATGTAGGCGCTGCTACGAATAACATTGCGGAGTACACGGGACTTATATATGGGTTGCTCGCAGCTGCAGAAATTGGTATTGAGAAGCTTGTGATTAAGGGTGACTCACTCCTCGTGCTAAACCAGCTCACAGGGCTCTGGGCTATCAAAGCACCGAACTTAGTGCCTCTATGTAATCAAGCCAAGGGCATACTCACCGAGTACTTCCCAGATGCTGTCCTACAGCATGTAAAACGATCTCATAATAAGCGCGCCGACGAGCTGGCGAACGAGGCAATGGACACAATGTCATCTAATGCGTGGCGTATCTAATTGTATCGTCACCGCGTCAGCATTAAGACTGAACCATTCTTTTTTCCTTTGTACCGCAATATATCCAGCTCCGCTGTAGTGGTTCCGAAAGTATCCGAACCGTAAATATCTTGCAGTAGCAGCCACTCGAACATTCCCCCGGGATATACGCGCACGTTAGCGTATCCAAGTGACACAAGCTGATTGTATTTGCTCACGATGGTATCATCTGCTGCGTTCATCCCATAAACCACAATGGGTCGTGATCCACCTTCTGAAAGTACGGTATTCAATATTTGGACCTCCTCCGAAGCAGGAATCGTCCCTATAATCAAGCATCTCTGCATAGACTCTGGAAGTGTGCTGATGATCACACTCTTGTTATCCTTCATCGCATCCTGCATGTCCTCGAAGTTAATTTTGCGTGCTGAAGGGGCGTTACCCATTGGTTAGCATTTACGGACACATTTTAAGTGCTAACCTGACTCAATCGAACTTGACAACGATCTCAACGTCTTCTTTGTAAATAGACCGCGAAGCGAGAACAGAGAGCTCCTCGCGCTTTTTGCGTGTCTTAGAACCGGAGGCTGGCGCCTTCTTACGCTTAGATGTACTGTTTCGTTTGTTCATATCCGCCTCAATTGCGCTGTAGTTCTCCTCGACGTACTTTATGACGTCGTTCTCCAGCGCCCACTTGAAGAAATTCAACTGCCCGATGGTCGTTTGGACACACTGACCTTCCTTATACGGTATGCTTATGCGATCCCACCTACAGAAGGGGTCAAATCGCTTTTTTGAATAGGCACGTAGTCGGAGCTTGTAGTCGACGAACACCTTGAAACGCCCATTAGACACATTCTCACTCTCGATAGCGGTGAAGTACTGTTTCGAGTAATTTGTGGCGAACCAATCCACCAAGCGGAGGGATATCTTCGAATCCCCGTTGATAATGGCCAACATCTTGTCTAAATTATCATCCTCGGTGTAGAACTTCAATAGGCTCGTGAGGAGTACATTGTTCTGTGTTGCTACTGCGGTAGACATTACTTACTAGAGTTGCCATAGCTGCGTTTAAATGCTAATCTCCACCTTTTAATTCTGAATTCGACGCACGTGGCCGCAGAAAAGCTTCCTGTATATCTAGATCATCGACATAGTTGCTTCCCTGGAAATATGGGTTCTGGCTCACCTGCTGGACCATATGGCGGTCGTGTAGTTTACTGTTTACGTTCTCTCTTCGTCTGCTTGCTTGTGTGTGTTCAGCCATCTGTAAAGCAATCTCTATCTTGTCCATAGTCTCATTATCTACTCCGACTGCTGCTGCTGTAGCCTTATGGAACTCACGACCTTCTTGAAGTGCTATGCCTTGTTGCTGCGTTTGCGGCTTCATCGATCTCTCTGGAGCTGGTCCGTGGCGCCATACAAAATGTTCCATCTTACTCTTGCAAACATTTATTCCGAGTTCTCAGAACTAGAGCTGCCATCAGAACAAGCAGATACCTTCCGAATAACGAGCTTCTTCGTGAACTCGAACTTCTCCTTATCAGTTACTCTCCGTTTCAGATTACATCCCAAGCACGCGATTACCGTATTCGAATCACTATGACAACTACTGTTATCTATTCTATCAAGTGTCCATTGTTTTGGATCGCGCACCGTCCTATACAAAACCTTGACAACATCGCCACAATAGCAACATTTCAACCCACTCTTCACTAGTTTGTGGATCACCTCCTGGAGAGAAACCAGCTGTGATTGGTCATACAACGACCTTGCGATATCCTGTTGTTTGTAGCCATTCACTTTTGCTTTCAGAAAACTAATGGCTCTATCTGAGTGACAGTCCTCAGAGCCATTCAACAGCGCGTCCATTAAAGCTTTCTCTCTTGGATGGTCAACTTCTTCGCTTTGTGCAACTTTCCGAATCCGTTTGTTTTTCTTTTTTGTTAGGCTATCCACGTTGGTCTTTCCAGATACAACGATTTTGCGAGTGTCGCTCTGCATAATCTCTTAGTATAAATCGACATAAATAGGTGTTTTGTCAAACACAGTTAAACTGTTGATGCGAATGTAATATACAATGGCTGAACAACAACCCACTGTAGAATCAGACAACGTTTGCAAAGACCTTATGACAATCCAATACAAAACCCAGATGCTGAAAGGCGACAACAAGCCGCAGAAGCTAACTAAGACTGCTCCTTCTTCCCTAGTCGAAGCTATACTCGAACGTGAGCGCACTATGAAGCGAACTGTTGCGTGGGCTAGGCTTGAACGCAGTGCATGTATAGTCAAGTTACGTGAGTTCGCGAACACTTTCGGCGCAGAAAATGAGATGACTCCTGACGAGGTGTCTGCATTGACAGAGTATCTACTCTGTGCATATGAGCGCAAACGCCTAGCGCGTGCACGCGATGTGTCGTTCGACAAGGAAACCCAGAATATCACAGGAATTCCTTGCCTAACATTCAACAAATCTTCTAGGAAGTTCACGCTCAGCCGATCGGATAGGCACGTGTCCTCATCTGCTTCTCTTGGGCCTGGAAGAGATACCAGGCGTAAAAAATCGAAGAAGAAGAATGACAAAGTAGCAGGTATAAACACTGAACAGCAATTAGTATAGATATGTCAATTGCAACCAATGATCTCGTAGATGTTACCGATTACCTGAAACCAGAACCATTGCTGTCTGATGACGATGCTGCGGCTATCATAGAGACTGCCGGAGAGCTCGCGGTCGAGCTAATCGAACGCGATCCTATGAAATACATCGACCCATACTTCCACGAGCACATACACTCTGAGGTGATGCGCGAAGTTATGATGCAGGTGGCACCAATTGGTCATCTGTGCGACATAGAAAGCGAGGTAGCGCCTCTTGTATCCGAAGGCGTGTCGATGTGCTTCGTGCAGGTCTATCCAGCTCGCTCATACAAGACAACCAAAGTGCTGCACCCACCGTCGGTTGAGAAGACGCGTGAACGCATTGCATATATTGAAGCTGTCCCACAGGCAGAGCAGCGCACGCCGGAGTGGTACGAGCAGCGCCATAATTACCTCACCGCCAGCAGTATATGGAAGGCGTTTGGAACGAACGGGAACCGTAATGAGCTCATATATTCGAAATGTCAACCAGTCGACGTTGCGAAGTACTCACGATTCAACTTGGAGTCGCCACTGCATTGGGGCCAGAAGTACGAAGACGTGTCCATCGCTTGGTACGAGCAACAATATCGTACGAAAGTTGGTGAGTTCGGGTGCATCCCGCATGCATCGATCCCGTACCTCGCCGCCTCTCCTGATGGAATCAACATAGATCCGACCTCAGACAGATACGGACGTATGGTTGAAGTTAAGAACATCGTCAATAGAGAGATAACTGGCATTCCAAAGCTCGAGTACTGGATCCAGATGCAGGTGCAGCTTGAAGTATGCGGTCTCAAGGAGTGCGACTTCCTGGAGACACGATTCATTGAGTACTCTGACTACGACGAGTTCTCAGCAGACGGCTGCTTCACACAGACTGAAGATGGAAAGCCCAAAGGAATGATGATGTTGTTCCTCGACAACGACGGGCAACCTAAGTACGAGTATGCGCCGTGGGCCGCCTCAGAGGAGGAAGTCGATGCCTGGCAGAAGAAGAAGATGACCGACAACGCAACTAACGCGTGGCTCAAGAACATCTACTGGAGACTTGATCAAGTCAGTGTGGTTCTTGTCGTGAGAAATAGGATATGGTTGGACACAGCGAAGCCTGTGCTGGACGATCTCTGGGCAACGATCGAGCACGAGCGGAAGACTGGAAGCGAGCATAGAGCACCTAATAGACGCCCACGCGCCGCATCGCTGCCAGCGCAGCCAGTCATACGACGGTGTCTCATACCCTTACCTACTGCTACGTCAGAAACTCAGAAAGAGCAGCCTAAGAAACACGCAGAGACAGAAAACATTGTGATTTGCATCGACACGGAGAAGTTGCAAGACACAGATCAAGGAGTTGCTACGTAGAAATTGACGCGCGGCTCTTGAGACCACGTAGGTGCACTAGGCTGTGGTGGGATGACAGGCTCAGTTGTCTCGTAGAGACCCCCACACATTCCAGGTGGAGTACAAAGTCCGTTCGTGGGTCTTCGCCAGTATCGGATATTGTTCGTTCCGCAGTGTTTTGCGTCGAACCGCGGATAGTTCTGAAAGATATCCTGTGCGCTGTTTTCTGTGTACCCAGGATCTGCAACCGTCTTATAAATATCAGCGAGAGGCAGCTGAGACACAGCACAAGGGTACTCGCCTGCGCTAAATGTCTCGGTGATTTTCCCAGCTCCAAGGACGGCAGGTATGACGAGTACCAACATAGCAACTAGAACTATGAGTGTTGCAGCATTGCTTTTCATCTATACGATACGCTCACATTTTATTCCACCGAATGCTTTAGTAAGATATTCGGTGTATGGTTTAAAATCTTGTCCTGTTGCTATTACAGACGATGTCGGAACAGATGAGTGTTACAAAACGCGATGGTGCATCGGAAGAGTTATCTTTCGACAAAATCCTCGGGAGAATTAAGAACCTTAGCAAGAACATACAGCCGGAGCTCACTGGCGTTAACTACGCTCAGCTTGTGATGAAGGTTGTAGATCAGCTGTTCCCAGGAATCAAAACTACCGCAATTGACGAACTTGTTGCCGAGCAGTGCGCATCAATGAGTACAGTTCATCTTGATTACGGCACCCTCGCATCGAGAATTGTCGTATCTAATCATCAGAAGAACACCTCTGAGAGTTTCGCGGACACGATGGCCGTCCTGTATAACTTCAAGGATGCTAATGGTGAACATAGCCCACTAATCGGGGAGAATGTGTTCAGGTTCATTGAAACGCATCGAGAAGAACTCGACGCATTCGTCGACTATGATCGCGACTTCGCCGTGGACTATTTCGGGTTCAAGACACTCGAGCGGGCCTACATGATGAAGGCGAACGGAGTAATAGTGGAGCGCCCTCAACACATGTGGATGAGGGTAGCAGTCGGCATCCATCACGAGCTGAGTCACGTTCCCCGCGGCGACAACGCTTTGGAGTTGGTGAAGCAAACGTATGACTTGATGTCGCAAGGATACTTCACACACGCCACGCCTACTCTGTTCAACGCTGGCACACCCAGGCCACAACTAAGCTCGTGTTACCTTGTCGCACTAGAGGACGATAGCATTGATGGCATCTTCAATACACTCAAGGAATGTGCCCGTATCTCTAAATGGGCCGGAGGTGTTGGACTGCACGTTCACAACCTGCGCGCTACAGGCACACATATCCGCGGCACTAATGGATCGTCCAATGGAATCGTGCCTATGTTGCGCGTTTTCAACATGACAGCGCGATACGTAGACCAAGGTGGTGGAAAGCGCAATGGGTCGTTTGCTATCTACCTCGAGCCGTGGCACGCGGACATCTGCGATTTCCTTGACTTGAAGAAGAATCACGGCGATGAGGAAATGAGAGCACGTGATTTGTTTTATGGCCTATGGGTTCCTGACAAGTTCATGCAAGCCGTGAAAGACGATGCTGACTGGCACCTGTTCTGTCCGGACATCTGCAAAGGCCTGTCCGATGCTTGGGGTGATGATTTCAGCGCGCTCTACGACAAATATGTGGCCGAGGGGCGCGCCAAGAAAACCGTCAAAGCCAGGGAACTGTGGTACAAGGTGCTTGACAGCCAGATGGAAACAGGCACACCGTATTTGCTCTACAAAGACTCAGCAAATCGCAAGTCCAATCAACAGAACCTGGGAACTATCAGATCGAGCAATCTCTGCACCGAGATCATCGAGTACAGTGACAAAGACCAAACAGCGGTCTGCAATCTGGCAAGCATCGGGTTACCGAAGTACGTACGCGACGACAAGACATATGACTTCGAGAAACTCCATTCGGTGGTGAAAGTCGTAACTAAGAATCTCGACAAGGTCATCGATATCAACTACTATCCCACTGAGAAGACACGCCGGAGTAATCTGCTTCATCGTCCTATCGGCATCGGCGTGCAAGGTCTTGCTGATGTCTTCGCGATGATGGACTGTTCGTTTGAGAGCCAAGAAGCGCGCGCACTCAACACGCAGATATTCGAGACAATATATCACGCCGCTGTGGAAAGCTCGGTCGAGATCGCAGAACAACGCAAGGCATCGATGTCGAGAATTGCCGCGCACAACCAAATAACCGAGGATGGAATTTTCGCAGCTGGCGCCGCTGCCCACGATCCTTTGTGTGTGTCACGCGAGTACAGCGATCGACTACCTAGGGATATCTGTGACGAGGTACACGCATTGAAGCCTATCTACGCCGAGATTCAAGCTGCACTATCTGGGACACCAGCAGGCGCATACTCCAGTTTCCTTGGATCTCCGGCATCTCAAGGGAAGCTTCAGCCACACCTATGGGAAAAAGACCTAACTGGCAGCCGCTACGACTGGAATGCACTCCGCGACCGCGTGATGCAGCACGGCCTACGCAATTCATTACTCGTTGCACCTATGCCGACCGCCAGCACGTCCCAGATCCTAGGAAACAACGAATGCTTCGAGCCGTTCACCAGCAACATCTACACACGTCGAACAATCGCAGGAGAATTTGTAGTGGTCAATAAGCACCTTATGAAGGAGCTTAGTGAACTCGGTGTGTGGTCCCAGGATTTGAAAGATAGCATCGTCGCAAACAAGGGCAGCGTGCAGCACATCGACGGCCTAAGCGACCATATCAAAGAGAAGTACAAGACCGTCTGGGAAGTCCCAATGCGTGCAGTGATAGATATGGCAGCCGATCGCGGTGCCTACATCTGTCAATCTCAGAGCTTGAATTTGTGGATGGAGGACCCAACATACAAATCACTCACGTCTATGCACTTCTACTCATGGCAGAAGGGTTTGAAGACTGGTATTTACTACCTTCGTCGTAAACCAAGGCACCAGCCTCAACAATTCACGATCGGCCCTAAAGAGCATGCAGCTGAAAATGAGAGCGAAGAAGAAATTTGTGAGATGTGCAGCGCTTAGATGTGCAGCGCTTAGATGTGCAGCGCTTAGATGTGCAGCGCCTAACTGCAATGCAGCTCGAATAAGCGCGCCGTCTTGGCATGTGTCTTCAGAATGTCATAACCATATTCTAGTGCTACGTAGCAGCGCAAGCATATTAGCACGTCGGCCATCGAGTCGTGTGTACCTTTAGGCCTGTACCCGAACACGTGCTCATACAGCTCAGAGAGATTCGGATACTTAAGGTACGTGTCTCCTTTTGCGTTTGTTGCCTGGATCGCACACCGTTCTTTGTTGTTCTTCATTGTGCAGTATTCAGGCTTCCTTACACCATCACGCGTGAAGTATTGCCTTCGGCTCCTGCGTATTGCCTCAACCATGTACACACGCTTGTCGAATGAGATGTTGTGAGCAACTACGATGTCTGCACGCTGCAGCACGTCATCAAAATCATCCATCGCAGTTGAGATCGGTATCCCGCGCAGCGATGCGCGACGTCTAGTTATCCCGTGAATTTTCGTGCTCTCCTCTGGAATCTCCACTTCGCAATCGATTATGTGATCTACCGTCTCTACCGGAACTCGTTCGTCGGTGTCGTACAGCACCCAGCTGATTTGCACTATGTACGGCCATTTATCAGTCTCGGTTATTGAGACGTTCCTAGATGCAGGTAAACCTGTCGTTTCGGTATCGAATACAAGAACTTTCATCTTTCACTATTCATACCTTCTGTCACTCCGGTTTATATCGTTCAATTTTGCAAGCAATAGATTCAACGATAATCAGCGTTTCGCTCAAAACATTGTGAATTCTGGATGTAATAGGACGTATATTGGCCCGCTTGGGCCATTAGAGCCTGACACATTTACCGACATGCCGAGCCCACCACGTGTAGCACATACTCTTGACATGACTGTCTCGTCCTCGCCGAGGTTCGTGATCTCGTCTGCCATCGTCGCGACTGATCCCATAACATCCAGCTCAGCGTAAGAGAGCAAAGATGTTTCACCGCTCACTACGTCAACTGCCTGCACGCCGAGCCACACTTCGTCACCAGGAGTGTATTGTCTCGAGTACCAGACAGAGCTTATATACTGGCCACATACAGCTCCGTCATTGTCCTCCGTCAACACGAATGGCCGACGCAGTACTGATCTTGGTC